GCGAATAGTCGATATTTTAATGGAAACAAAATGCATGAATCCTATTATATACATTGATGAATTAGACAAAGTAAGTAAAACTGAGCATGGCAAAGAAATCATAGGAATTTTGACACATCTTATTGACACTACACAGAATGATTGTTTTCAAGACAAATATTACAGTGGTATCAACCTAGATTTATCAAAAGCCTTGTTTATTTTTTCATACAATGACCCAGAGAACATTGACCGCGTTTTATTGGACCGCATTCATAGAATCCAGTTTGACAATTTATCGATGCATGAAAAAATAACAATAGTAAAAGAACATTTGTTGCCGGAAATAAACGAAAAAATGGGGTTTTTTGATACTGTTGTTCTCGATGATAATACAATAGAATACATTATTGAAACATATACCATAGAACCCGGCATTCGAAAATTAAAAGAGATTATTTTTGATTTGTTTGGAGAAATCAACCTAGAATTATTGTCATGTTGTTCAGATATCATCGAAATCCCAATAGTCGTTGGCATACATGATTTAGAAACAAAATATTTGAAAAAATACCACAAAATCCAGGATACAAAAATCAACGCAAATAGTGCAATAGGAATTATCAATGGATTATGGGCAAATAGTTTAGGAAAAGGAGGTATTATACCCATTGAGACCATGTTTTATCCATGTACTTCTTTTTTAGAATTACGACTTACCGGATTACAGGGCGACGTAATGAAAGAAAGTATGAATGTGGCAAAAAGTTTGGCATGGTCATTAACGCCGGATGAACGAAAGCGAATGTTGATAAAAATTTTCGAAGACACGAAATGTCAAGGGCTACATATTCATTGTCCACAAGGCGCTGTATCGAAAGATGGGCCTTCGGCAGGAACTGCCATTACTTGTGCTATATATAGCTTATTGAATAACTTGAAAATAAAAAACAACATCGCAATTACTGGGGAAATTAATCTGCAAGGTCAAATAACGGCGATTGGGGGATTGGATGTAAAAATACTAGGAGGAATACGCGCTGGGGTTACGACGTTTTTGTATCCGAGTGCGAACATTGTCGACTATGAAAAATTCATGGAAAAATATAACGAAAAACCTATTTTAGAAGGTATTCGTTTTGTGGAAATATCCGAAATAGGAGACGTTTTTGAAAATATATTCGAATAAGTTTTTCTATGGGTAGTGTATATAATGATTAACATTTCATTCATATTGTATACGGCATTTCGATTAGCCCCTTTTATATTAGTAAGTTATTTTTCATTATCTTCTATATTAAATCAAGATGTAAAAGGTATTGTATATTTGGCAGGATTACTACTTGCATGTTTCATGGCATCTTCAATTGGTAATATGGAAGTGTTCAAACCAAAAGAAAATCCAAATAATAATAATGCACTTATATGTAATGTATTAACACTTGTCGAAACTGGTCGTTTTTCATATGTACCATTAAGTATGGTTACATTCATGTATACATTTTTCTTTTTAGTGTATATTATTGCTGATAAAAAATTAGCAGTTCAAAATATACCCACACTTATTATTTTCCCACTTATTATCATTGCAGAATTCATATGGAATAATTTTTACGGATGTTCAACTATGGCAGGAATTGTTACGGCAGGTGCAATAGGTGGATTTTTTGGATTCGCATGGTCAATGATTATAGCTAAAAGTGGTGCAGTTAACTTGCAATATTTTAATGGCATTACAAATTCAAATGTATGTACTCGTTCGTCTACACAAAAATTTAAATGCACAACCACCTATGTATAGACAGCGATCAAAATATATAATCGTATACAATAAATTATGCATCAAAATATTGTAAATTACTATTAAGCCATTCTTTCAATGAATTGATAATACGTAGTCTATACATATCGTTTGATATCATTCGAATGCTTTTTGATTTATCTGCAAAATGGAATAAAAAATAATTGATGATATTTATAGTATTTGCTTGTGAATATTTATCATGCAAGTTTTCTTTAGGAAAATGGGATAGACCCTTGCGCAAATTCACGGAATTATGGAATTCGTGCAGAAACGCTATCAATTCATCTTTCATTTGTATTCGGTTGAAATTTGTTTTATCTAAATATTGTGCTGCATGGGCTGCACAATCCGGGCAAGGTAAATTTCGACATATATTATTGATTTGTGATAATAACCCTTGACGAATTTGTTGAAAATATTCTGGTTTTGCTTTATGGGCCATAGTATGCATGAAAATCCACGTTGGTTCTCCCCATTTCATTTTTTTAGGTGGAGGTTGAGTATTTTCTGGCGTAGAATTAGCGAGTGCATTTGATATCGATGGATTAGCAACACGATTCGGTTGTATTTGTTTATGTATGAAATTCATACTTTGTATTTGTTGCTGATTACGATTATTTGCACGCGGTCTCGAGAAAATCATGTTCATTATGTAAATTATTATATAATAGCTATATAATAATTGTATAACCTAAACAAAAAACGTAGAAAACATATTAGAAAATATATATTACTAAATTATAATGGAAACAAAAGACCAATTGATAAAGAAAATAAAAGAATGGGTGAAAATAGATAATGAAATTCGTGCTTTTCAAAAAGAAGTGCGAAAAAAACAAGCCGAAAAGAAAAAGATATCAAAAGATTTGATGGAGGTCATGGTGAAAAACGAAATCGACTGTTTCGATATAAAAGATGGGCAAATTATGTATTCAAAGAAAAATGTCAAGAAACCTATTACACAAAAGAATTTATTAGGAATTTTAGCAAACTATTGCAAAGGGGACATTGACAAAGCAAATGAAATAAATAATTTTATATTAGACAGTCGCGAAGAAGTGGTCAAAGAAGAAATCGTGCGAAAAATAAAAAAATCATGTAGTGTAGAAGAATAAGATGATGGATGCCATTTTTTTCTAATGCGAATATATAGTATGCCATTTATTAGCAGCTATAATGGAGCTATGAAAATATTATCCGAAATCGGCACTGGAACATGTAAAGGGTCATGTAAATCCACGTGGATTCGAAATTTGAAATATGCATTGAAAACAAAAACAAATCCACTAAAGTTAGACGAAAAACAGCGTAAAAATTTGACGGAAAAAATAAAAAGTGTTTCTGGAAAAAATGCAGTGAATGAACATAGTAAAACCTTGAAAAAATACAAAAACAGAAAATCACCTCCATATCCTGCAAATGAAAATTGCAACAAAAAGATGAAAGGAAACGATGGAAATATGTATATATCAAAACCAAACAAAAACAATGTTTGTTCATGGAAAAAAATAGACTAATAGCGGATGGGATGTGATGGGATGGGAGTGGGTCTAAATTCCAAATTCTGGAATAGAATACCCTGATTCTGTTTTTACATAAGTGGCGATAATCGCCGGGTTCGTTTTTTCTTCTAGGACATCTTCGGTTTTGTAGACGTTATTTGCATTATCGATGTAATAAACAATTCCGCCTATATCTTCTGCAAATACTTCCACTTTTTTTTGTAATTCATTTTTGTTATTTTCTGGAACGACTCCAGATATTACTCCCTTCGAATGAGTTCCACAATAATCGCAATTTTCTTTTCTTTGTCGTGTGCATTGTTCTCCATTTCCGCGTAATGCATTGCATCGATTCAATTCTGGTATGCAATTTTTTACGCGTTTACGTTTGCTAAAATCTTCCTTTGTGAGAGCCAATTTATCATATTCATACATATATTCAAGTAGGTCATTCACTTTGTCTTTTTCAGAAAACCCGGCAGAAGATATTTTTTGCCACATATCATTTTTGAACTGCGTGATATAAGAATCGATACGTTTGTTGATATTTTTTTCCATAGTAGCGATGATGTCTGTAAATGCTGTATATAGAATTATGTTTCATTTCAATTCAATTTTGTATTTGTCAAGTATACAAAATTGAATATATTAATAGCAATAGTATTGTTTATGAAAAAACAATAGTATTTGAAAATGCGCGGAATAGTAGAAAACATAAGTTGGATGGTAAAAAGCTCGGTAGGTATTTATGTTATATGGATATTGTTACACTATATGACCCCACATTTATATGTGCATTTTTGTGTTCCGCTCACGTTGCGAGGATTTATTATGTCGCCATTTATCGCACCGTCTCCTCATTGTCAAGCATTGAGATGGGCGATTTATAATGGAGGGAATACTATCATTGCGATGTGGGTTGTATTTGGAACATGGATTATGCAAAAACTGATAACAACAAAAACAAATCATTCAGGGTGATTAGGCGGGTCTAATCGTCTTCTTTACGGTCTCTAAAATAATTCATAATATCTTCTAAAAATTCAGTGGGACATTCTTCAGTTGGAACTACAACTCCTTCTTTGTTTTTTTTTACATGCAGGAACGGGTCGTATTTGTGTTTTATTAAAATTTCCCATCGTTCTCTGTATTTGCGGTTAATTTTCGATCCGTGAAAATGATGACGTATTACACCTGGAACATATCCGATGCGCAATCCTTTTACGTGGTCTTGAAATTCTAATATAGAATCAAAATAAGAATCGCTATACTGTTGAGTTGCGGATTTCATCACGTTTTGTATATATGACATTGCCATTACATTATCACCTGAACCTAATACTGCTAAATCGTATATCCCTCCCATTTTTTCATACGCTTTTCTTGTGCACGCCCATGCATACCCAGGATGCCAGAAATTAGGACCCGAACTAGAATATTTGTTTTTTTTGGTGTATTGGTATCCGAAACTATTGAATGTTCTCATCGCTAAACCATTCTTATCCATATCATCACAGTGACTAAATAATTGCACGATGTCTTTTGTTCCGTTCAGTATTTTCAATGTATCCATTGCCCATGAATCGCTTTCAAATTCTAAATCTCCATCAATCCATGCCATTGCTTTCCATTTTTTGGGTAATAGATTTTTGACAGCTAAATTAATCATATTTTCTTTGTGCCATAGGGGTGTTTCTGTTCTGATTTGCAAATGTCGTTTGTTTTTGGCATTGGTGATTACGAATTTCTGGTCTTTATAGGCCATTTCAACAACGTACAGGATAACATTTGGCTCCTCTAATTCCATTCGTGTAATAAATTCATTCATCAATATGTATCGCCTAGTATACAAACATGGATTCGATATAACTGCAATTACATGTAGTTTATTTTCTAAAGGCTCGTTGTTTTTGATAGCATCGCGTATAGGATTGGTTTCATAATGAATACAGTCGATTTCGATTCCATTGATAACAGTCATAAAAAATTAATTTATATAAATACATCAAGGTATTTTTATATTGATTTTTATACAAAACAAAACTAACGATGTAATTGTAATGTGTGATTTTCTAAATAACATTATCCCATTCGGGTGGGTGATTTTTTGTTCCGCCATCATAGAGAACTGCGTGGTTATTATCTAACATCCACTGGTTCACATGCAAATCATCTAAATAAACATTTGCTAAAACTCTTCCGTATTTTTCTGTGGAGATGTTTTTGAGATGAATTGTTTTGTCCATTATTAGATTAGAGAGAGCATCCCTTGCTACTATGGCTAACTGTTTTTCTGTGGATGTTTTCGATTTTATTTCGGGAGAATCGATGCCTAATAGTCTTATGGAAAATCGATAAATGGGCGAATCCTTGTAAGGCAATTTCGATGCTATAGTAATTGTATCCCCGTCGTATACTTTGATGACTTTTCCTGATGTGATTGGTGGAACAAAGGGAATGGTGTCTTGGTAAGTTATTATTTCCAGATATTTTTCGGCTGTGGTTGTTTTGGGAGTTTTCGGAATACAATTGCAAAAATAACGGAACATTTGTGTTGTGTTGTGTTATAGTATATTGTTGTCATTGTATCCCTCAACGGTTCAATTTTACGCCTTTTCGCATTTAGCCACCATTTTACACGAAAAAATATTCAAAAAAGTGATGTATTCATTTTTTTACTAAAAACAAGTAGATAATTTCAAGTCAAAAAATACTTGTAATATCAATATAACTGCTAACAGATTTGATATCCAACACCATAAAGACCCCCAAGTATCAGTTTTATAATATGTATAATAAATTGCAAGAAATATTATTAAATATACGCTAAATTCAAAATATCGGTTTTCGTATAAATACAAACCAAAACAATATGCTACCCATATAAAAATAATAATTGGGTGGAATCTTAACCAATTCCAAGCCAGGTGACCATTCGGTGCTTTATTCATTGAAAAATCAATCGGAAAATAAAGCACTAAAAATAAAATAAAAATAAAATATGAAGCAATGAGCACCTTTTTTATTTGATTTTCAATAAAATAACGCGATAATATGAATAAGATAGGTTGTATAAGTATCAAGAACAACCCGATTTGTGATAAAAATCTATTCATTTTTTTATCATTCAAATTACCCCAAGCAAAATATTCTACTAGCTGCATTGAAACAAACGAAAGATAAAATAAATATCCATAAATATTAATTACATTATTAAAATAAGCAAATGATATTCCAAATAAACTGAATAAAAATGTGTTCAAAGATATTTTCTGGTTCCAACACATATATATATAAAATAAATATAAATAAAAATTGGTCTAAAACATTTTATGAAGTCGTGAATAAAATTCTTGCGCTTGATTTGCGGCATCGCGTAAATATTGTCTCACCGTATTTTTGTCAGCAGCTTCGGAAAATGCTAATCGAATCGTGCTATCTGGATTATGTGGGTGGAATTTTTTGAATCCGCAAAATGTCAGGGATTTGTCTCCCTCGTAATAACTAGTATACAATAGATACTCGAGGATTTTGCCCATCGTATAATCTTCATTTTCCAGAATAATATCATAGCAATTGTCCATGGTAGTTTCACTCCTGAAAATCGGAACAACATCAGAATCAATTGCCTCAATCATATCGACAAATTTGTTTTGTAATACTAAACATCCTTTTTTCACGATGGTTTTGTTATCATAAACGCCCACAGTTTGTATAGTGAAATCAAATGAATCGGGTTTGAAGAATCGTTGAGCATCTAGCATATAGAAATTGCGCTTTTGAAATTCGATCTCTTCTTTGGTAGATTCTTCGCTTACGAGTTTTGATTGAAGTTCGTCCCATCGTTCTTCGACTTGTGTTAAATCGGGTGTGTTTGCATAAGTGCATTTTGATACCACGTTATACATACTATTTTGGCGCGCGGTGCTAACGGAAAACTCCGCCTCTAATTTGATTTTTTCACCGGGAATGGTATCACTAATTTTAGGTTTCAATCGAACAAAATCAATATAATATCCAGTGCGCGGATTTGCTGGGAAAATGCGTTTTGTTTCTTCTTTTGTGAGATAGTTGCCGTTGGTCTTGTTGCGGATTTTAAAATCTTCGGTAGTAACATAAATGACGTTATCGGTGTCGTTGGCTTTGTCGACTTCTACAACATATTTGTCGGTTAGAATATCTAAATCAGTTTCGTGTATCGGAATGCAACTTAATCGTTGTTTGATGATTTCGTTATGAAGACGAGAAGTATTTGCGTGAATGGTGCATTGGTTGTCTTGGTAGGTTTCTGTTATAAATGCATAAGTCGGAATTTCAGACAAAATAATGCGGCGCAATCCGTTTGCTAAACTCACGTTGATATTTGCAATAGTAAATTGATAAATATCCCCATCTTCAGAAACATTCGAAATTGTCGGATTCATTGTGATAATGCGATAAGATTGTATAGTATATATATAGTAATATCATTTGTTTAAGAGGTTATCATAAAAATCAATTTTTTGCTTGTTTTCATTTTGCTAGGGGTTTTGCGTATCCTATCACTGCACATCCAATTCGCTTTCCGGAATGACCCGTAGTCAAACTATCTGGAAAACTGCCTAATCCTAAATCATCCTCGTCGGCATGAACGATGAGACCTCTTCCAATAATATTGCATTTTGTTCCACGTAATTTTATCATGTGGTCGGTGAAAGTATAATCGGCGCGGCCATGCTGGTCTGACAATATATTTCCTAAATCACCTACATGTCGGATTTTTGAATCGGGTCCTCCGTGCGTTGTATTATAAGGATTGAAGTGAGCACACATAGATTCACATTGTTCGCTCATATCACCGCATTCATGCACATGAAATCCGTGGGGGTGATTTTTCTTTAGTCCAGTTAAATGGACTTCAATTTCGACGTGGTTCTCAGCAGTTTCTGTAAATCGAACGGTTCCTTTTATTTTTGAATCAAATACAGCTATGGCGCAAACTGGGGAAGACATTATAGTATAATAGCATTAGTATAAAAATATTTATATCTTTATAATAATTCATATTATCTTCGCATATGCCAATGTATAGCGACAAAATCGTTATTATTTGTATTGTTTACATCTAAATTTGATAAATCTTGCCACTTTAATCGCCGAATCGCAATATCATCTTTGTGATACAAATACATATAATTCAAATAAATTTCATATTCAGAATATCCACTAAGCGAATAATGATTATTATCAATCATATCTAACATTAATTCCCAGAAGGGTTTTTCATTAGAATGATAATTTTCAACCATTTTAAATAAATCATTCAATCGGTCAGTGTGAAAAAACATGTGATGACAAATGCCAGATATTCCATTTAAATCTGGATGTTTACACAACGATGGATGTAAACGATTCATATGTTTAAAATACGGGTCATGATACTCATATCCAGCTGTGAAAAAATGTTTTCCATCGTCGGTTATAAATGTAGTAGGTTTCATAAAATGAGTATCACAATCAATAACTAGATATCGTTTCAATATTCCAGGAATTACATTTCCAGCATACATTTTCAATAATTGCTGAAGATACCAACCATTACGTTCATTATCGCCACGTTTTTGAATCAAATCTTTTTTTGTGAAGGGATATATAGTTTCATCTATTGTAATCGTTCCGGGTATGATGATATTTGCATCATGCGAAACCAGATAAATATTTCTATATCCGATGATATTTTGTTTTGTAAATGGTATAGCTTTTTCTATAATATTATTATCGTGAGGACCTACACATATAACTATATCAAATAATAAATTGTCAGTCATGTTTTATATAGTATATAATGAATTATTAATATACTATATTAGACAA